ACGATTTTTCCGACCCCCCGGGGTACTTACCACCCGAAAAAGTAACAAAGACTACCTATTATTTCAAAAAAAATAAGTTATGAAGAAGGCAAGGGAATGGACCGAAGAGGAGTTAGCGTATTTGCGTGCTAATTATCCCACTGAATCAGCGGTAGATATTGCCGACCATCTAGGTTTATCGTCCACTACTATTCGCAACAAAGCGGTTCAGTTAGGAATAAAGAAGAGTCCAGACTTTGATAAGAAGAAGTATCGCAATCGTTATGTGAATGACTACAAGAACGGTTGGTATAAGAACTGCAAGACAGCGTGTGCTATAATGTTGTTATTGTTTCTTTGCGGTTGCAGTACGACAAAGTATGTTCCTGTAGAGACAGTGAGGGTAGATACCATATATCAGTCCAAGTTACAGCATGATTCCATACATATTCGTGATAGTGTTTTTGTGAAGGAGTGGCAGAAAGGCGATACTATTTTTGTCAATCGTGACAGGTGGAGGATAGAATATCTTTCCAAGGAGGTTCACGATACCATTTACAAGTCGAAGGTAGATAGTGTTGCAGTTCCTTATCCTGTTGAGAAGGAGTTGACCTGGTGGCAGCGTCAGAAGATAGCATTTGGCGAGCTAGCTATGATTATCATGTCTGGCTTGTTGTGTTTTGTAGTGATAAAATTCAAAAAATAATAAGACTATGGATGATATTAAGACCGTAATTGTATACGCTGTAGGTGCTATCATGACATTATTGGCACCGATACAGAATTTCATGTATGCCATGTTGATTTTGTTTGGTGTTAATTTCCTAACGGGATTGTTGGCAGCGAGGATGAAGGCCGAGAAGTGGAGTACGAAGAAAGCGTTGATGTTCTTTGTGTACGTGACGATATTTCTGGTTATTTCCTGTACCTCTTTTCTTATAGGTAAGTTGATGGGCGAGCAGGAGCAGGCCGTAGCCGTAGTGAAGATACTCTGCTATATCGCTGTGTACATCTTCGGAACCAATGTATTCCGAAATTTGCGAAAGATTGCCCCTTACGGGACAGCATGGTACAAGCTCTTCGACCTGTGCTATTACACACTAAGCGTGAAATTCATCGAGCGCTTTGACTTCGTGCAGAAATGGCGCGAAGAGAGTGAGCCAAAGAACCATAATACCGTATTGAATAAAGACGATAACTAATGGCTATGAAGAAGATGACTACCGGAAAGCAGGGATTGCAACTGATAAAGGACTTTGAAGGTCTTAGACTAGACGCTTATAGATGTCCTGCAGGTGTTCCAACAATAGGCTACGGACATACGAAATGTGTTAAGATGGGTACTGTTATAGACCAGGCGACAGCCGATGACTATCTCGTAGAGGATATAGCACCTATTGAGCGCTTTTTGAATAGCATGGGAATCAATTTCCGTCAGGAGCAGTTCGATGCCTTGGTATCATGGATTTTCAACCTTGGACTTGGTAACTTTTCTCATTCCACGATGTTTAAATACATCAACGAGAACCGTCCTGACGAGCAGATCACCGACCAGATAGTCAAGTGGGTCAATGCCGGAGGAAAACCACTAGTGGGATTGCGGAAGCGTCGTGTTGCTGAGGCTAACATGTGGCTTGGCTACGACAGATACTACCTTGACAAAGAAAATAACATCAAGAAAAAGTAAGAGATATGGCACTAGAACAACAACCCTATAACTTGTTTGCTCAGCAGAAGATGGCGGGCTATCCGTCAGCGACGAATCCCGACACATCGGCAAGAGTCGCCGGGCAGGCAACGGTAACACCTACACAACCTATTGCGCAGGAGCCACCTGTTACGAATACGACTGCGCAGACGCAGAAGGTTACACCCGTACAGCCTCAGATAACAAGTATGGACGACCTTGTCAATGCGATGTACACCTCGCCACAGGAAGAGGAACGTATGCGCAGGGCCAGTGTAGCCAATCAGCGAATTCTTGCCGTTGGTGATGCGCTCAGACATATCGGCAATATCGCAAATACCATCAACTATGCACCAGCACAGCAGCTCAACTCCCCCGTTTTGGAGGAAGAGGCACGCTATAAGCAAGGAAAAGCATTGCGAGATAAGGCAAACCTTACCTATCTGAACTATCAACAGGCAAAAGCAGCGCAGGATGCGAAGGCAAGACAATGGGCTGCGGACCAAGAGCGAAGAGCCAACCAGTTTAATGCTACCCTTAACTATAATGCCATGAGAGATGCAGCAAGATTAAAGGATGCTCAAAACAAGTGGCAAGCCACTCTCTCATATAGGGCAGAGAACGACAAGGCAAACCGCGACCTGCGAGGCAAGCACTATAACGAAATGGAGAAACAAGGTCGTCAGCGTATTGGTATTGCTAGTCAGAACGCAAAAAGTATGCAGGAATACCGCAAATTCAAGATGAATGGCGGAGGCGGTGGCGGCAAGGCTCCTTATATGCTTGCAGCACCTAATGGCGGTACACTGTCTTTGCCTAGGTCTTTGAATTCCGTTCAGATAGACCAAGTGATTTCTAACCCGGAATTTAAGAAATATCGCAATAGGAATCAATTGCAAGAAGCCATGCTGAGGGCAGGCATACAAACCAACGACCCGGCACAGGTAAGAAGGTACGAAGCTGCTATGATGATTGCTCAACATCCAGAGGTAGCACAGTGGGCTGCTGCAAAGTTTGGTGGCAGAATAGACGGTATGCAGATGATGCCACAAGCGCCACAACAGTCAGGAATGAATGGCTTTATTGCTCCGGGAAACACATGGTCACAGCCTGGCACTAACTTCGATTGGAGTCAATATCTTGCCGGTATTGCAAGTCAAGAAGACGCCAATAATGATGACGACGAGGTAGATAATTGGGATGATTTTTTAGTAGAATAAAAAGTTGAACTATGCCAAAATATACATTAAACGGGAAAACATATAATATTCCCGACAGCCTTACACAAAAGTTTGAGAGTCAGAACCCAAGCGCAACTGTCGCTTATAGTGCAGGCGGAAAGAATTATAATATTCCCGTTGATAAAAGGGACGCGTTTCTGAAAGCATTTCCCGATGCAACAATGGGAGAGCAGGCACAGCAGAAACCAAAGCCTGTGCAGCAGCCACAGGCACCCGTAGACGAACAACCTCAGCAGCAAGTTCAGCAGCCTGCGCAGCCTCAACAAAAGCCGTCAGGACCCTATAAGCCTACCGATATGGAGAGAATGGCTTTCGGTGCTAATATGGGTGGTATCCAATACACTATTGACAATGCCACAAAGGGTATCGACCAGATAGAGCAGAATGCCAAAAAAGCCTCTACTTTCGGTAGTGGCAATGTTGGCTTGGGTAATAACGGCAACTTACGCAAAGGCAAGCGGACGTTTGACGCAGAGAAGGGCGCATTTGTAGACACCTACCTCACTTCTGATGGTCGTGAGTTCCGTGATGCTCAGCAAGCTAACAATGTGCAGGCAGAATTGGATAATAATGCCGACGTGATAAGGTATAACAATGCCATGAAGTCTCTCGGTATGGGAGACAATTCGGAAGAAAAAGACAAACCCATTGAGCAGCGACTGAAAGAAGCCTATGCAGAGCGCATGGAACTACAAAGTCAGTTGTCAGAAATCGCAAAAAGAGAGACTTCATCAAGAAAAGGCCCAAGATTCCCTTCTATGGTTGGCGGTTCTATGGAAACATATTCCATGAGCGACGAAAGCAAAAACCTATCTTCTGCCCTTCGTCTTTTAGAGCGCCGTATCACGGCCTTAGAAGCAGAGCGTGACGACAAAGGACAGAGTATGTTCTTGCGAGGAACAGCCGACACACTTAAAGACCCATCCGCTTACAGCCTTGGATTGACAGACCTTGCCGATACTGGCGTCATGTCGGAGTTAAAAGCAAAGCTTGATGCCGTAAACGGTGATGTTTCCCAGTTGTCAGATACCGAAAAGACCCTTGTTCGCAATTATATGATGAATCAAGAGGCACAGCGTCTAAACGAGAACCGTGGCAATATGTACGGATTCGGTCAGATGTTCGGACAATCCCTACCATTCATGGCAGAATTCTATCTGACGGGCGGTTTTATGGGTATCGGAAGCGCAGGAACCCGTCTTGGCACGAAGGCAGGCTTAAAAGTGGCAGGCAGCGAACTTGGCAAGCAGATGACAAAGAATCTCGGAGGCCGTGTTTTGCTAAAGACCGGGCAGTCGTTGTTAAAAGGAACTGGTAGGGTAGGAGGTGCCTTAGTCGGTGGTGCCTTGCAGAGTAATACCATCGGTGCAGCAAAGACCTATTCCGACATTGCCAACCGCAATATGGGCAACCTTACCATTGACGACAAAGGAAACCTTGATTTTAGTGATGGTGAAGGTATTGCAGAAGCATTCTTGAAAGGTCAGCTCACCAATGCCTTTGAAAATGGTTCAGAATTACTTGGTCCGGCATTTGATTTTGCACCAAACTATCTTGCAAGAGTCATCAAGAATAAGGTTGCAGGCGGAGCCATCAATAAAATGTTGAGCAATAAAGCATGGCGCGGAACAAACAAATTCCTTCGCAAGCTAGGTGTTCAAGGTCTCTTCGGTGAAGGTATGGAAGAAGAGGCAAACAACATCGGTAATGTTCTTATCGGTGAAAGCAACTGGTTCAAAGACCCCAACGATCCGAACAAACCCGCATTCTTTGATGGCGAAGAGCAGTTTAAGACGTGGGCAGGTGTCGCTTTGACAGGAGCCATTCTTCGTGGTCCGGCTTTGGCAGTAGGCGGTTACCAAAAAGCACAATACTATGCCAACAAGTACAATCTGAACTCATCCGAGAGTCAGATGCGTTACGTTCTTGGCGACTATGGCCGTTACCAGAACATAAAAGCCATGTTAGAAGGTGCCACCAATGAGAATATAGGCAGCGTACTAAATAGTATTGTCCGTGGCGGGCAGTTAAACAACCAGGAAAAGGAAGCCGTAGTCATGTATGCGCAAGACTTGGTTAACCTTCGTGGATTCAATATAGGCAGTGTAGTGGCAGAAGCAGTAGGTGCAACACCAAAGCCACAAGTTGCCAACTACAATATCCGTGGACTCCATGTTGATGAGGTAGACAAGGACGGAAACGTACTAGCAAGCCATGATTACGAGAATGCTGACGATTTAAAGGCAGGACTTTATGAGTTGCAGCAGCAGCGTTTCGATGACAACCTGCAGTCAGATTTAAGCATTATGAAGACTCGCCCGAGCGAACAGTACGACCAGTTGGTTATCGACTATCTCTCGCAGGCCAACCCAGGTATGGAACTCTCAGAGTTTGAGGCTATCCTTGCCAAACCGTCATTAGAGCGTACCGAGGAAGAACAGCAACTCATAGCACCTTTCGCAGACCTTTTGCACAATACCGTCTACGACAATACCATGCTTCACGAAGAGCAGAGCCAGCAGGACGGAGAAGAGATAGCTGATGCAGACTCCATTGACATTGAAGCACCCAGTGAGGATGGCATGAACCTTAACACCCAATGGATGAATGCCCAAGCTAACCGAAACAACCTCTTCACACAAGATGAGAATCTGAAACAAGAGGTAGAGCTGATGGAGTCGCAAGGCTTATCACATCAGGAGATTATCTCCCGTCTTGATTGGGCAAGACCCGAACAGGTGCAGGGTATGATAGACTACTATAATACCAAGGCGAAGTATGAAGCCTATATCAACCGCAAAGCCCAAAAGATAGACGAAGCCGCCTCTAATGCCCGTCAGCGTCACACCATGAAGGGAACCATTGACGGAGTGGCAGATGTGAACAATGTGCGCACCATCACAGATGGCACCAACAAGTACTATCTTGTGTCGGGTGACATTACCACCGACCCTGCAACAGGTCGCATTACGGGTTCTAACTCTGGTCTTATCATTGGTATGGACGAGAATGGCGACTTTGTGCAGATAAACGATGCTGACGGATATAGCGTATTGCCCGTAAGCATGTCACTCGACCAATGGGAAGAAGCAGAACGTACACGTCTGCAGGAGCAGATAACGCAGGTTATCGACCCCAATCAGACGATGAATCAGCAACTCAACCAACCTCAACCTACAGGAGAGCAGGCTGGCGCCCAGGCAGGTGCAAGTACCGGCACCGGAGCAAACGAAGCCCCAGTCGCTCCCCTTTCTTCAGAACCGCAGCAGCCTCAGCAGCCTGCCGTTGCCATTCAAGACGTAGCCGACAAGGATGGGATTAAGCGTTACGAGCAGGGCGTTGCAGTAGACGATGCCATTGCCGACATTCAGAATGATGGTTTTGATGTTAACGAGGTTGCAGACGCCTCTATTGCCGAGGCGCAGCAGGCTATCGATAAGATTAATGGTAAACCCACCAAGACGCGTAAGGACTTGATGGATAGGAAGAGTGCCCAAGACGTTATAGACTATTATAATAATGTAAAGGCACGTTGGGCAGAAATGAATGCCGAGGCGCAGCCGCAGCCTACGGAGCAACCTGAGACCAAGCAGCCCGTAGCAGAGCAGCCTGCAGCACCTTCAACGGCAGGAATGACCGTAGAAGAGCAGAAGCAGCAGCGGATTGCGGAAGCCAAGGCAAAGTATGGCGAATTGTTCGATGATGACTTCACAAAGGCTAATGATGCCTACGAACTTGTCTCGATGTGGATAGGCCGTAAGCGTAACCTTGCATGGACTGATGTTAACGGCAAGCGTGGACTGCAGAAAGAACTGGGATGGACTCGCAAAATTGGCAAGAAAGATAGTGATACTAAATACATTGAAACCCTTCTTGCCAAGAATGGTGAAGGTATCGGTGTTGACGAGTTTGTTCACCTGGTATGGGAATCTCCCGAGAACGATGTCAATGGCGAGAAGCGATACTCTACCGAGGAAATCAAGGAGGCTTTGCTTGATTTGTTGAAGTCAGCACAAAGCAAGAGCGATGTTGTTGACTATGCCCTCAACACCCGTATAGCACAGGCAGATGCAGCACTGCAGCAACAGCAGCAGATGCAACAAGAAGCCGCGTCACAGTCGCAGCAAGCCGAACAACCAGACGTGGAAATACCCGACGGTGGTCTACCTTTCGCTCCTGCAACCGATGAAGATTTCACAAATGATGTTAACGAAACGCAGGAGATTACAAATAATAATGTATCTTTGCAATCAGAAAATAATACAGACAATGAACAAGCAAGCATGGGAGGCCCGAACCAAGAGGGCGATGGCAGCGGTAGAGAAAATGCGTCAGCATCCGATGTCTTACCGGGATTCGGCTCTTCAGCAAGCAAAGCTCGATATCAGGGCGGACAGAAAGAACAAGTTTCTGAAGAACGGAAAGGAGTTTCAGAGGCTGGTAGCAACCAAGGAAATACCGAAGGAAATCGCAGACCAACTGTAGCGTCTGAACAAGAAAAGGCAGATGTTTTAGCTGCTATACTCCCATTACTAAACGAGTCGGAACTGACAAGCCTAGAAGGATTGTCCAATGATGAGATATACGATAGTTTAGTGTCAGACTTGGATACATATCTTAATGAGAACGGAATTTCAGTCGACGAAATGGAATTCCCCGATGCAGTAAAGGATATAATAAAACGCGAAATAAATGGAAACAAAGAAACATCAGATCAATTGGGACCGATTCAGGAAGAAGCCGAACGAAGAGCACCCGAATCGGGAGAATCTCAACAAATCAGCCAAGGAGAAGGTCGCAAACCTCAGCAAATAGAACAAGATGACTATCTGCAGCCTCGTAATGCCGAGGAAGAGCAGATTATTGCCGATGTTCATCAGCAGCTGCAACAAGAGATTGGTGCAGCCATCAAGGAACGAGACAAAGCCGCTTCCGACTTGCAGAAAGCACAAGCCAAGGAGAGTGACCGAGCCACCGATATGTTCTCTGACGACAAAGCCTTCGAAGAGCCAGACCAGTTGTTTGGCTTCGACGAGATGGGTGGTACTGATCGTTCACAGGAGGGCGTCAACCGTCGTACCTCAGCAGAGCGTAAGGCACTGAAAGATGCACAAGAAAAGGTAGACCGCTTGCAGTCACCTGCAGAGCGTAACAGCCGTATTCGTGGTGCCCTTGACAACCATCGTAGACAGACAACCATTGACACCGATAACCCCATTGAGGCTATCGAGCAGGCTGCACAATCATTCAACCAAGAGCAGCAAGAAACCATCAATAAGCGCAAGGAACGCTGGCAGGGTAAGAAAGAACCCGCATACGGAGCCAACAATAAACTTGTAACGACTGAACGCTATGAGGAACTGAAGAAGCGGATGATTCAGAAACTCGGTGGTCAGCTGAACGCTGGCTTTGACCCCGAAATACTTGCTATCGGTACAGAAATGGCGGTCTACCATATCGAGGCAGGAGCTCGCAAGTTTACTGATTTTGCTCAGCGAATGATAGCAGAGTTGGGCGACGCTATTCGCCCATATCTGAAAGCCATATACAATGGTGCAAGAGACATGCCAGGTATGGAGGAACTGCGTAAGCAGATGACCTCTTACGAAGGCGTTTCGCTCATGGACGTGCAAAATATTCCTAATGCGAGCGACAATACTGTTAACGAACACAAAAACGAGAACAACGAGCCGAAAAAAGTTGTATCTTCGCAGCAGGAAGCCTCAGAGGAGGTGGAGCGCAAGCCAGAAGATGCAGAAAAATATCGTGCATTCTCGCAGGCAGTCGCTAACGACATGTTGAACGCTATGGAGACTGGCTTGATGCCCTACAAGAGTATCAACGACATTCGCAAAAAAGCCAAGCAAGTTGGTCTTGAAGTTGATGATGAAGGTCGTACCGACATACTCTTACAGGAGTTGGTAGAAGATGGTTTGGTAAGTGCAGCCCGTCAGTATGTGAATACCTATATGGTACAACAGATGTTGGCAGGAAAGAAAGCAGGAGAGGCACGAACCAGCCGCGATCTGTTCAATGACATCGTGAAGCTCTACTATTTACAGCCAACAATCAGCCAGCGCAGTAGCAACCGCATTAAGATGCAGCAGTACTCCACACCACTGCCTATGTCGTTTGTCGCCGATGTATTTGCTACACCCAACAAGAACGACGGAGCGGTATTAGAGCCAACAGCAGGTAATGGCATGATGGTTTTCGCAGTACCCGAGTACATGGTACATGCCAACGAACTCGACAAGACGCGCCTTGACAACCTCAGAGCGCAGAAGTTCCAGAAGGTTACCGACCAAGACGCTACCCAACCGTTTGAAGGTGACGAGCAGTACGATGCAATCATCGCCAATCCTCCATTCGGCACTGCACCTGCAAAGGACTATGACGGAAAGGAGATAAAAGGACTTGACGAGCAGATAGCCCTCAACGCCCTTTCAAAGATGAAGGACGATGGCAAGGCAGCAATCATCATTGGTGGAAACATGGAGTATGCGCCCAATGGAGCCATTAAGAGCGACAAGGCATTCTTCACCTACCTCTACGACCACTACAATGTAAAGGGTGTGATAGATATGGACGGCAAGCTGTATTCAAGACAAGGCACCACCTACCCCACCCGAATGATACTGATAGATGGCAGACGTTCAGAAGAAGAGCGTGCGCAGAGCAAGGTCTATCCTCCAACTTTAGAAAAGCGTATAGGTTATAAGGTAAACTCCTTTGCCGAGTTATACGATTTAGCAGAACAAATAAGAAACAACAATAATAAGACAGATGGAACAGAAATATTACGCACCCCCACAGGCATTGCACTGCCTGAGCATAACGACGCATCCGGGAACACTAACGGAGGCGAACGTGGTAGACAATCTCGTCAGAATGATTCTGATGGAGGACGGACTGAGCGTAGAGGAAGCGATAGAGGAAGCAAAGAGCCTACCCGTGAAACAACTCAGAAACGTAGTGGACGTAGCTCAAATGGAGTACAACAGCCCGGAATTCCAGGATTATTTGACACAGAAGAATCTTCTTCCAAAGAACCTCAAACTGGAGGAAATAGACAGGGAGGAGGCACTGTCAATAATGGACGGAATGGATCTGCAGACGTTCAAGGAGAGCGAACTGGCAACAGCGGAGTGGGATTAAGTCCTGCGACACAATCGCAGGAAACTGTAAAGCCAGCACAACCCGTAAAGCCGAAAGTAGAAGAAAAACGCGAGCTTGACACCGAAAAGTTAAGCTATAGACCACACAATACCGCATTTAGTTTGGAATCAGTAGCCCCTGCCGCTATGGTAGAGGCTATGGATAACATGCTTTCTAAAATTGAAAAAGAGTATGGCAATATTGACGCTTGGGTCACAACCGAACTCGGTTATGATTCAGTAGAAGATATGCACAATGCCCTTGCAGCCGAGCAGGTAGACTCCGTTGCTATGGCTATCTATCAGATGAAGAACGGGCAAGGCATGATTATCGGCGACCAAACCGGTGTAGGTAAAGGCCGTCAGATGGCAGCACTTATCCGTTGGGCGTGCAGACAGGGTAAAAAGCCTGTATTCATCACGCAGAAAGATGATTTGTTTACAGACATCTATCGTGACCTTGTAGATATTGGTAGTGGTGAGTTACGTCCGTTTATTTTTAATGCAGCAACCGTATCAACAGATAAAGAGACTGGCGAAAAGAAATTCATTGGCGGTGTCATGCTTGATGCAGATGGAAACCTTGTTTATCGCTCATTGGGTTCTGCAGCACAAGCCAAGATATTTGCCGGCAACAAACTACCAGATGAATACGATTATGCGGTTTTGACCTATTCACAAGTGAATACTGGTGACCAAGCCAGCATGGACGAAGCAAAGGAAGCTGCCAAGAAGAGTGGAGAGCGTTATCAGAAAAAGAAGAGTAAGGACGGAAAGCCAAAGGCAACACCCAAGGCAACCTTCCTTCGCGCATTGGCTAAAGACAACTATATGTTCCTGGATGAGAGTCATACCGCAGCAGGTAAGAGCAACACAGGATACTACTTCCAGAGTATCTTAAAGACCGCCAAGGCTGTAACGTTCGCATCAGCCACCTTCGCTAAGCGCCCGGACACCATGCCTATGTACGCTATTCGTACAGCCATGAGCAAAGCTAAGGTAAAAGCAGAAGAACTGATTAAGATTATCGAGAATGGTGGTGTTACCCTGCAGGAAATCATGAGTCGTGCCTTGACGCAAGCTGGTCAGATGGTACGTCGTGAGCGTGATATGAGCGATGTTGTGACAGACTGGAAAACTGTTGACGACCCTGCAACCGTCAAGAAAGCCCGCGAAAACTATGATAGCACTATCGAAGCTTTCAATGCTATCATTGACTTCCAAAAGAACTGGGTAAGTGGTTATCTTGACAGGTTAAGCAGGGACCTTGCCGATGTCGCTTCAAGTGCAGGCATGCGTCAAGGAACCGAGGAATTAGGTATCAAGAACGTTCAATTTGCATCCAAGACCTACAACTACACCAAACAGTTGATGTTGGCTCTGAAAGTAGATGCTATTGTTGACGAAGTCGTGAAGGAGATAGAAGCAGGTCGTCATCCAGTTATCGCATTGGAGAACACCATGGGCAGTATGCTCGATGACTACGCACCTGGCGACACCTTGGAAGAGACCACCTTTGCTGCATCTTTGCTGAAAGGATTAAAGGGTGTGCTCCGCTATACCATTACCGACGAAGATGGCAAGCAGCAGCAGGCAGAAATGAAACCAGAAGACCTCGGACCAGAAGGAGAAGCCGCCTACCATGCCGTAGAAGATTTGATTCGCGAGTCAACAAGTGGCATCTTTATCAGTCCGTTGGATGCCATCACGGAAAAACTGAAGCAGAAAGGCTATAAGGTTGGAGAGTTGACAGGCAGACAGCAATATGTAGAGTTGGACGATAACACAGGAAAGTATGTTGTTCGCAGACGTACCGATAGAGACAAGAAGAAGATGCAGCGCGAGTTCAATAATGGAACCCTTGACGTGCTTATTCTGAATAAGTCAGCCTCAACAGGTATCTCGCTGCATGCCTCTGAGAAGTTCAGTGACCAGCGTCAGCGCACCATGATTATCGCCCAACCTTTGGCAGACATCAACGACTACATGCAGATGATTGGACGTATTGACCGTACCGGACAAGTACATCGTGGTTACTATATCAACCTTGGACTTCCCGTACCCGCAGAAGGACGATTCCTGATGATGCTTTCCACTAAGCTGAAATCACTGAATGCCAACACCACCACTTCGCAGGAAAACGAGAGCAATGATGTAGAAGCACCAGACCTTCTGAATAAGTATGGTAGCAGAGTCGTTGTTGAGTATCTGCGAGACAACCCCAATATCTATTTGAAGATGGGTGAACCACTTCGAAACGGGCAGGGTGCAGGAGCCTCAAAATTGTCAGTCAGTGAACTTGACAGTTATGAGGCACAAGAAGACGATGCACGCAAGATTACCGGTTATGTAGCATTGTTGCCTACCGACGAGCAGGATGCCTTCTATAACGATGTAGTGCGTCGTTATACGGAACTTATCCAGTACCTCAATGATACGGGAGCTAACGATTTGAAGATTTCCGTTCTTCCTCTCCGTGCAAGAACTATTGATAAGCAAATATCCTCTGAGGGTGCAGACCCGAAGGGCGATAATCCTTTTGCCGGACATGCCTATGTAGAATGGGTAGATATGGATGTCTTGAAGAAGCCAATGAAGGCTGCAGAGATAGGTAAGGTTATCGAGCAGTTGAATCCAAGTGATAATAGGGTACAGCAGATTCTTGACACCGTAGAGCGCGAGACCCAAGCCAAAATGGATAAGGAGAACGAGCGCTACGAGGCAGCTAAGAAGCGTGCAGAAGAAGATATTGCAGCCAAGGCAGAGACTATCAACAAGCAGCAGAAGCGAACTGAAGAGCAGAAGAAAGAAGCTATTGATAAGTTTGCTTCCGATAGACGTCAATCCGTAGAAGAAAGCCATCAGAATATGGTTAACAAGATTGATGCCAACCATGACCGCCTGGAGCGATACTTGAAGATGTTCAAGGTAGGCGATTCCGTTCTTGTTCCTGACGATCTATCTACAGACGCATTCTTGGGTTCAAGTCCTGCCATCTTCTGCGGATTCAAAGCTAAAGACGAAGGAGTAACACCTTCTACGACACTAGCGGTCTTTGCTACCCTTGACGGACGTAAGAAGATAGAGATTAAGCTAAGCGACTGGGATGCTTTGGTCCGCATTAACAATATGACTGAGCAGAACTGGGATGCAGCTCATGAGGTAACGCTAAGCAATTGGGATAGTCAGATACCTACCGAGACGCGCAAGCAAGGCTTCATCATGACAGGTAATATTCTGCAGGCTTTTGCTGATGCAGGAGAGAATGGTCATGTTCCCGGTCAGTTGGTTACCTATACTGATATAGACGGAAACGTACACGATGGTATCTTGATGAATCAGCATTGGGAGCCAAGCCAGTTGAAAGGCTCTACCGTTCCTCTAAAGTTAAGGAAAGAAGAGATAGAGAATCTTCCTTATGGCGACCACGTAACCAGTGCCGATGGCAATGTCGTTATTGAACGCTCCTATAGATACTATACAATCTCCGTCCCAAAGAGCAAAAAGGTAGGCGGTCAGTATTACGAGAACCAGCGACTGCTAGATAAAGTGACTGGTGGTGTTTTCTACCCAAGTCGAGGCACGTTAAGGGCAGATGTCCCCGCAGACCAGATAGGAGAAGTAATTGATATACTCTCCGACCTTGGTGTTCAGATGAAGTCCGACACGCAGGTACATTTCGACACGGAAAGCGAAATGGGGCAGGCAATAGCTAATGGTCGTTTCAATCCAAACGAGACCGACCCCATGAAGGCTATTAACCAAGCAGCAGGCAGCTGGAGAAGAAAGCAGTTGGATGAAAGTTCTAATAATTCTGAAAGTTCGTTAATGCGCCGGAAGGAAGATGGCAAGTCTGAGAAAAAAGCCGTACCTTTGGAGCGCAGGACAATGAAGTCCTATGACACTAAAGAAAACGGAGGAAAGATACATCATGAAGGCATTGAAGAAGCTTTGTCAAATCTTGAAGCCCAAATTGCAGCAGCCACGGGAGTTGAGCGAGGAAGAAATCAAGATACTCAGCAAGTCTCTAACCAAGGAGGAAACGAGCAAGTTCTGGTGTCCGAACAGGAAGCCGGAGCACGAGACAGAGGGCGAGTAAACGAACTTCGCAAGGAGGCTGCCAAGCTTCGTGCCGAGATTGCCCGTCGCAATCAGAAGAAACAGGAGCTACGCAAGAAGTACAATATTGACGAGAAAGGGAACATCTCATTGGAAGACCTTTCACGTATGTTCCGTGACCTTAACAGCAATAAGGCTATAGGCAAGTTGTTTGATAAGGTTGCAAAGGTATTGAAGAGCCTTGGTGTAAGTTTCCGATTTTCCGATAGTCTTGATGCTCATACAGCCGGTATGGGAGGTGCTTTTTATAATGTTACATTCTACAACTGGGATACCATGCTCAGAGACAGGAGCAATCAAGCAAAGGCTTCTGATATACTACATGAGATGATTCATAATGTAGCAGAACACATTCTTATGCGTTATGATTTCCCTCATTTGAGTCAAGTTTTTGGCGAGCTATCTCCCGAACTGAAAAAAGCAGCAGAAGAGTTAAAAGAAATCTTCAATGTTGTAAGAGCCGCAAAGCCGTTGCAGAAAAACGGAGAGAGGCCTTATGGTGTGAAGTCTATAGCCAACGAAATGTTAGCCGAGATTTCTGACGAAGAGTTCAGAGAGATACTTGACAGCATCCCATACAAGAGTAGCAAGGATAAGAGATACCGAACAGTATGGCAAGCTATTAAAGAATGGTTCCGCAATTTGTTTGGAGTGAATAGCGCACTTGATAGTCTTGGAGATGTGCTTGACAACATCCTTGACAGCTACAATGATGCTGGTGTTGCAGCTTATCATCTCCAACGCGCCATTATGGAACAAAAGACCTTAGACGAAGGGCGTACTGAAGATTATGTTGATTACGTTGAGGCCAACGAAATTAATGCCAGAGCCAAGATTGTAGACGATGCAAACTTGATAAATCAGCTTGAAAACGGGCAGAAAGAGACAGGTTATCGTAACGTCGTCATGAATGCTGATGGTTCCCTGGGCTCTCCTATGGCTGACAAGTTAGGCAAGAAAGGCGAGAAGAGCAAGCGTACCACACCTTTTGAAATGGGAAAGTGGGAGCAGAGCGACGAGAACCCGGACATGGCTACGGAAAATGGCAAGATAGACCTTATCAAGCCTGATGGCAAAAAGGTTGGCAGCGTAGACTATAATCCATATATTCATATTCGCCCAAACAAACTTAACAACCAATTCAAACAGGCATGGGAGCGTCCAAACTTAGTCTATGTCGAAACGCAGTATCCGACTAGCGAGTTGACATCTGGCTATAAGGCAGACAAAGCCAAGAAGTCAGTTGGGCGCCATGATTGGAACGGAGGTGAGTTAATCCTCTCACGTTACGACAAGCCCGTAAGAATAGTACCCTGGGAAGAAGTTGCCGACAATTGGGAAAAAGCGTTTAAGGACAAGGGTGTTCATTTCGATATTGTTCCCCCTGCATTGTTGCCTATACTTGCTGAGCGCGGCGTAGAGATACTGCCACCGCATAAGAATATGAGTAAGGAATGTAATGAGGCTTACAATAATTTCAAGGCGACAACCTACGAGGCAGACCCGATAAAAGCAATCGAGAATGCAGCAAATCTATGGCGACAAAAAAAGGTAGACGACGAAGAGCACAGTCCGTTGTCATACTCCGCAAAGCAGGTGTATAACGAGCGGCTGAATAGAGTTGAGACCGTCTTTACTGAGGCCTATCAAGACTCTATGATTGCGCTAAAGACGGCACAGAACGCTATCGCACAGGATAAGGATATTCCCGACTCGCAGAACGCTTACATGGCAGAGAATCTGATGCACGGCAAGAACAAGAACGAGCAGGACCTGTTTACCCGCATGTTCCGTGATCCGTTGATTCAAACCATCAATA